CCGTCAGTTTTCTGATCTGGTAGTACGATGGGTTCATTGCTCGGGAGTAGAGTGGACTGTTAAGCGACTTAAGTCTCTTAAGGTCGATCTCTACAGGGTCCGAAGTGGTCTTGTGCCACTAACCCCTGCTAAACGTAACCGTAAGGCCAAGTTTTCAGGTGTAATCGGTTCCCTTTTCAGGTATGCCATGAAGAATGATGACAACTTTCGAGATGTCATTCAAACTTTCATGTGCTATTCCCTCTTCAAGAATCGGAAACTTACCGATTCTCAGAAGGAAAAGTTTGTAACAGCAGTCAATGCGACTACTGATACAGCCCCTGATAGTTTCTATGAACTCTTTGCAAAGTTCGTAGAATCCCAAGTACATCGTAAGTTAGAAATAGGTTCGCCTAAATCTATCTTACAACGAAGTGGTGCCGATAGTAAGAAAGCGCCTCAATTGTTTGGTAGAAGTACCATTCAATCGATGTCTGGGCTTGAGAGCCTTTCATATTTTAATACTAGCTCCCATCGGGCGCTATATTATAAATATGAATCTATCTACCGGTTGGTGGTCCGTGGTACGGACATCAGTGCCCTTCAGAAGGGTCTCTGGTCACCAAAATCCGAGATTGTAGACCGACGACCGTTTGATACGTTCGGCGGGGAGGTTCACTTCCTCCAAGAACCAGGTTTGAAGTTGCGAGCAATCGCTTCTCCGTTCCTTGTTCACCAGGTGGCTTTACAACCACTTGGTTCTGCACTCTACGAATTCATGCATGCTCTCCCTTGGGATTGCACGCATGACCACTCTAAACCTTACCAGTTCATTCAACAACACCTCACCAGCGGTGGACAAGTTCACTCTGTGGACTTATCTAACGCAACTGATTACTTCCCTTTGAAGTTACAGTTAAAAGTGCTTCATGCACTAATCGGTGATCATCCGTCCATTGATCTCTTTCGAGAGATTTCTCGTTCCACATGGATTTCATCCATTGGTCCGATTAAATGGCGCCAAGGGCAGCCTCTTGGATTATATCCAAGTTTTGCTTCCTTTGGGATAACACATGGCTTTTTGTTGCTCTTCCTCCTTGAGGGAGATTACAACAATCAGTTCTTTGTGTTAGGCGATGACGTAGTAATTCTTGATGACGATTTATATTTTAGATATAAATCAGCACTTGAATTACTAGGGTGCCCATATTCTCCGGAAAAGTCACTTTCGTCAACCGAACTCTGTGAGTTCGCTGGCAAAGTCATCACTGCTAAGAAGGTTATACCTTCTTATAAGTGGCGAGAAGTGTCAGATGACAACTTCTTAGACTTAGTCCGAAATTATGGTCGACGTGCTGTTGGTCTCCTTACGACTCCTCAGCGAGTTGTGGTTGACCGTGTGAAACACCTTGTTTCACCATTCGGTCTTAATTGGTCTTATCCAGGTTCCAATCTGGAATTAATGACCAAAGCTACTCACGAGGTCTTCCGAAAGGTAGATCGAGATGAGCAGTCTCTGACCGGGCTATCAAAGATTATTAACAAGCATGTCTATGGAGCTCCTCTTTTTAGAGCAGCTGAACGGACAGAACTTGTTTTTAATCAAACTCATCCTCTCATCAATTCCTTAGTTCCTAAGGTTCTTGATGAAATGGTGAGGACCTTCGACGAGAAGGTCGTAGCCACACTACAGCAAGTTTTACCAGAGAACTGGGTCCAATCTATAAGAGAGAATTCTCTTTTAGGTGGATTTGCTGGAGTGCCCCGGGCTGTCGGTTTAACCGACTTGCCCTTGGCATATGATTTACCCTCACGGGTAACTCAACTGGAGAGGTATCGTCAAATTCTAGGATTGTAGGCG